CGATGGAAGCTGTACTTATTGCGCTAACTTTAGCGGTACAATACAATCAACCAACAACCCAACACCAGGTGGGTGCGACGGGACTATTGCAGCTACTGCTACTGGAGGGTCTGGCAATTACGCTGTCAACGTTTATGATCAGAATGGAGTCGCAGTAAATCCATTTGCGCTTTGCGCTGGAACCTATAATGTTGTGGTCACAGACCAGACTCATGGCTGCTCAGATACTATAAGCGCAACTTTAACATAGTATGAAAAGAACTAAAATAAATTCAAAACCTAAAGGTTTAGGTGATACTATAGAAAACATAACTAAAGTGACTGGAATTAAAAAAGTCACTGAAGTTATAACTAAAGCTGTAGGTAAGAAAGACTGCGGCTGTAATAAAAGAAAGGATAAGCTAAATAAAGCTTTTCCTTATAACAATTAAATTAAATTAAATTATGGGAAAATCAATTGACTTGGCTGTTAAGCCAGAAAAAATCACAGACGAACAACTTAAAGAACTTCAAGGAGTTATATCTGGCACTAACCAGATTAAAATAGAGTTGGGAAACATGGAAGCTCAGAAGCACATTTTGCTTCATAGATTAGATGCTGTAAATAAACAGCTAACCGACATTCAAGTAAAACTTGAAGAAGAGTATGGTAAAATAGATCTAGACATCAATACTGGTGTTATCAAATATCCAGAAGATGAGCAAGCTGATTCGTAAAATCACAATAGGAAAAGATTATAAAATAGATGCTATGCATTACTCCGTGGGCCAAGAGGTCTACGGAGGGCATACTATCTGTGATATTGTTGAGGAAGAAGATAAGTTTAGCATTTACATACGCAAGAAAGACAAGGTGCTACCCTGGAAAGACTTCAATAAAAATATGGCTGTATCTATAGAGTATAATCTAGAGTACTAATGAAAAGCGTGTATAACTTCGTTATAAAGCCAAAAGGCGAAAGATACAATAACAAGAAATCAATAGGAGATAAAGAGCTTATACTTAACACTGAAATGTTTAATCATCAATTTGTTAACAGAGAAGCTGAGGTTGTTTCTTGCCCTATAGTAGGTGATGATCTAGGTATAAAGCCTGGCGATACGGTTATAGTTCATCATAACGTTTTTAGAAGATGGGAAAACGTTAGAGGTGAAGAGAAAAACAGTAAAGCTTACTTTAACGACTCAACGTATTTAGTTTACAAAGATCAAATATTCTTGTACAAAACAAAAGATAAGTGGAAAGCACCTAAAGGTTACTGCTTTATTAAACCTATAAAATCTACAGATAAATTCGACTCAAGAGATGAGAAGCCTCTTATTGGTATAGTTAAGTATGCTGATAGCTTGGTTGAAGTTGGTGACTTAGTAGGCTTTAGACCTAACAGCGAATACGAGTTTATAATAAACAATGAAAGATTGTATAGAGTTTACTCTCATTTTATTACTATTAAATATGAATATCAAGGAGACGAAGAAGAGTATAATCCAAGCTGGACATAGAGCTGTAGAAGAGCTTATTAAAGTGGCTAAAGAGGCTATTGTTGATAGTGGTGATGATATTACTGCTGATAGACTTAAAAACGCTGCTGCTACTAAAAAGCTAGCTATATTTGATGCCTTTGAAATACTTAATCGTATTCAGGAAGAAGAAAACTTACTAAACGGAAAAGAACCTGAAGAAAAGAAAGAAAGAGTGTTTAAAGGTTTTGCTGAAGGAAGATCTAAATGAGTTACGAGCAAGAGCTATATAAAATAATTACGCCTGTAAAAGATAACACTTTAAAAAGGCTAAACAGAACTAAGAAGTGGGCTTATGGTCATAACAAAGACCACGATATAGTTGTCATATCTAGAACTGGTCAAATAGGTGATATATACGACATACAAGGGCTTAAAATAGCTTTACCTAAAACTCCAAGCAGCGTATATAAAAACGACGACAATAAGTGGAAACAACTAGACAAGCCGGATTTATTAAAAAAAGTTAAAACCATATTTGACTGGAAAGCTTACCCTGAAGAACAAAAAGACCAGTGGTATGACTACATAGATGAAGAGTTTAAAAGGCGTGAAGAAGGTTTTTGGTTTAGCAATGATAATACACCCACCTATATAACAGGAACACACTATATGTACTTACAATGGTCTAAGATAGACGTTGGTGCTCCTGACTTTCGAGAGGCAAATAGATTATTTTTTATATTTTGGGAAGCTTGCAAAGCTGACAAAAGATGTTACGGTATGTGTTATTTAAAAAATAGACGTTCTGGTTTTTCTTTTATGAGCTCTGCTGAAACGGTTAACTTAGCTACTATATCGAGTGACTCTAGATATGGTATACTATCTAAAAGTGGTGCTGATGCTAAGAAGATGTTTACTGATAAGGTTGTGCCTATATCAATAAACTATCCTTTCTTTTTTAAACCAATACAAGATGGTATGGATAGACCTAAGTCTGAGCTAGCGTATCGAGTTCCAGCGAGTAAGTTTACTCGTAAGAAAATAGAGGTAAATGAGAAGCTAGAAGAAATAAAAGGTTTAGATACAACTATTGACTGGAAGAATACTGGAGACAATAGTTATGATGGTGAAAAGCTTTCTTTATTAGTTCACGATGAAAGTGGTAAGTGGGAAAGGCCTGATAACATACTTAACAACTGGCGAGTTACTAAAACATGTCTTAGATTAGGTAGTAGGATTATCGGTAAGTGCATGATGGGATCAACGTCAAACGCCTTGGATAAAGGTGGTGATAATTTTAAAAGGTTATATAACGATAGTGATGTAACGCAAAGAAATAAGAATGGTCAAACAAAATCTGGTTTATATGCTTTGTTTATTCCAATGGAATGGAACTTTGAAGGATTTATTGATGAGTATGGACGACCTGTCTTCACTACTCCAGGAGGAGATGTTTATGGACCAGACGGTGAATTGATTGACGTAGGCGTTGTAGATCATTGGGACAACGAGGTAGATGGGTTAAAAAGCGATCAAGATGCTTTAAACGAATTTTACCGCCAGTTTCCAAGAACAGAAGAGCACGCGTTTAGAGACGAGACAAAAAACAGCTTGTTTAACTTAGTTAAGATATACGAGCAAATAGATTATAATGAGGGAATAAGAAACTCTTCGGTTGTTAACACCGGAAATTTTCAGTGGGTTGGTGGAGTTAAAGATACTAGTGTTATTTTTAATCCAGATCCTAACGGCAGGTTCAAGATTAGTTGGGTTCCACCGTTAAACCTTCAGAATAAAACAATAGTTAAGAACGGAATAAAATACCCTGGAAATGAGCATATGGGCGCCTTTGGCTGCGATAGTTATGATATTAGCGGTACTGTTGATGGTAGAGGATCCAACGGATCTCTTCATGGACTAACAAAATTTAGTATGGAAGACGCGCCTCCAAACTCATTTTTTTTAGAGTATTTATCAAGACCACAAACCGCTGAGATATTTTTTGAAGACGTGTTAATGGCACTAGTATTTTACGGCATGCCATTGCTAGCGGAAAACAACAAACCAAGATTATTGTATTATTTAAGAAGAAGAGGATATAGAGGTTTTAGCATGAATAGACCAGATAAAATTTGGAACAAGCTATCTGTCACTGAAAAAGAAATAGGTGGTATACCAAACTCTAGCGAAGACATAAAGCAAGCTCACGCTGCTGCTATTGAAATGTACATCAACGATCACGTTGGGCATTTAGGCGATGGTAATTACGGTGATGTTTACTTTAACGAAACGCTTAACGACTGGGCTAAGTTCGACATAAATAAGCGAACTAAGTTTGATGCTGCCATAAGTTCAGGGCTTGCTATAATGGCTTGCAATAGACATTTATACACCCCAACTTCAGGAAGGAATAAACCAACATTAAGTTTAAATATATCAAGATACGATAACAAAGGATTTTCATCAAAAATAATTAATAAATAATATATGGCTGAGTCAGTACATAAGAATTTTCCAAGTCAAGTCGTAAGCGACGTAGAGAAGTGTAGTTACGACTACGGTTTAAAAGTAGGTAAAGCTATACAGTCTGAGTGGTTTGACAAATCAAGCAACAACAAGTTTACCTCTTATCAAAACAACTTTCACAATTTAAGGTTGTACGCTAGAGGTGAGCAATCAATACAAAAGTATAAAGACGAGTTATCTATAAATGGAGATTTGTCTTATTTAAACTTAGACTGGAAGCCAGTTCCAATTATACCTAAGTTCGTGGATATATTAGTTAATGGTATGGCCAATAGAACTTATGACATAAAGGCATACTCTCAAGATCCTTACGGAGTTTCTAAGAGAACTGAATACATGGAGAGTATAATTAGAGATCTTAACAATAAAGAGTTCAATGACACAGCGTCTGAGCTTTTTAACATGGATCTTTATGAAAATGAAAAAGAAAAGCTTCCAGACTCAGAAGAAGAATTAGCTTTGCACATGCAGTTAAACTACAAGCAAGCAGTAGAGTTGGCTGAAGAGCAGGCTTTAAATGTACTACTTGAGGGAAGCAACTACGAACTTATTAAAAAAAGGTTTTATTATGATCTAGCTGTGCTCGGTATGGGCTGTGTTAGAACTAGCTTTAACACATCGGAGGGAGTTAAGGTGGATTATGTTGATCCAGCTAATTTAGTTTATTCGCATACAGACTCTCCTTACTTTGATGATTTGTATTATATTGGTGAAGTTAAAACAATACCTATAAACGAGTTAGTAAAAGAATTTCCTCATTTAACACAAGAAGACTTAAAAGAATTTCAGTCAAAGTCCGCATTTTACAATAGAGGTAGAACATACCAGCAAGTAGACAAAGATATAAACAAGGTTCAAGTGTTATACTTTAACTACAAGACTTATACTAACGAAACTTATAAGCTTAAGCAAGTTGGTAGTGGTGGAGAAAAAGTTATAGAAAAAGACGATTCATTTAACCCTCCAGTAGATAAAGAAGGTAATTACAATAGAATACAAAGACAAATAGAGTGCTTGTTTGAAGGTGCTATGGTTGTTGGAACAGAAAAACTATTAAAGTGGGAAAAGGCTAAAAACATGATGAGGCCTAAAAGTGACTTTACTAAGGTTAAGATGAATTATGCTGTTGTTGCACCGAGAATGTATAACGGCAGGATAGAGTCTTTGGTTAGCCGTATCACTGGTTTTGCTGACATGATTCAGTTGACGCACTTAAAGTTACAGCAAGTAATGTCACGTATGATACCTGATGGCATCTACCTCGATGCTGATGGTTTAGCTGAAATAGATTTAGGTAACGGAACAAACTACAATCCACAGGAGGCTTTAAACATGTTTTTTCAAACAGGTTCTGTTATTGGTAGATCGTTTACTGGTGATGGTGATCAAAATCCTGGAAAAATACCTATTCAAGAAATAAATAGTTCTGGTGGAGGGCAAAAGCTTCAAAGCTTAATGAACACTTACAACTATTACTTGCAAATGATTAGAGATGTTACTGGGCTAAACGAAGCAAGAGATGCTAGTACTCCTGACTCTAACTCTTTAGTTGGCATAC